GGGATTGGAGCTATTGTTGTTGCTATTGGTTTATTGATAGCTAACTTTGACAAGGTACAGGAGGCAGTTCAAAAAGCTGTTAAATGGTTTGACAAACTTGGTCCAGTTGGAAAGGGATTGGTCACAGCCTTATTGCCAATCATCCCATTGATGAAAGGAATTATCTCAGCATTGGAATTCTTTGGAGTTAAAGATGATGAGGTCACAGCTAAGATAAAAAAGAATGCTAAGGACAGGACTGATGCAACAGAGAAAGAACTTAATAAAAAGATATCAGCAGAAAAAAAGAGGTCACAAGCTGTTGATGAAAGCTATGCTCTTGAGATAAGAAAGGCACAGGCAGCTGGAAAGAATACAGAGGACATGGAGGAGAAAAAACTCCAGGCCGCATTGAAATCAGGAAGAGCAATCCTTGAGTTGCAAAAGCAAAAGATTGCAGCATATGAGGATGAGATTAAGTTGCTCAAGAGCATGAAGAATGTTGATGAGGATAGAGTCAAAGACCTTGAGAAATCATTGAAGGAAGTCAAGAAAAATAAGAATGAACAATACAAAGAGAATAAGAAACTCAAAGATGATCTTGATGTATTGAGAATTGAAGAGACAAAAGCTGAGGCAGATGCTGCAAAGGAGAGAGCTGATAAAGCCAAAGCAAGAGCTGAGAAGAGAAGAGAGGAGGCAAAGAAAGAGGCAGAGAGATTGGCTGAGATTGAGCGTAAAGCAAATGAGGATAGAATCAAAGCTGAGGATGAGCAATTCCAATTGAGTCTGGACTTAATGAAAGAAGGTCAAGAGAAGGAGCTCTTTGAGTCAACCATCAAATATGATAAGATGAGGGACCAAGCTCATAACAATGCTGAGCTCTTGAGACAGATTGATGAACAAGAGGCAGCTGAAAGGATTGCCATTGTCAATAAATATAGCAAGGAGGAGCTTGATAAGATTGCTGAGTCTGAGGCTAAAAAAAGAGAATTAAGAAACAAGTGGCAAAGATATTTGAATTCTGACCAGGAGAATGAATTGCTTGATTTGGATGAGTGGTACAAAGAGCAAGAGAAGATAAACTCTGAGAATTTAAAGAATGGCAACATCAGTGAAGAGGAATATCTTGATTATCAGTTGAAACTCAATGAGGATTTCAGAAAGAAAAAAGCTGACCTTGATAAAAAGTATGTTGACCAAGAGAAAGAGAATGCAATCAAAGCAAGAGAGGAATCTCTCAAGGGAGTAACAGCTGCAATTGAGGGAGCTCAGAGAGGATTGGATGAGCTTAAGAAAATAAATGAGTTTGTCAATCAAATTGACCAGGCAAGACTCAACAAGATTTCAGAAAATAGAGAGGCAGACCTTGCCAATCTTGATGCAAACTTACAAGCTCAACTTAATAGAGAAGGATTGACAGCTGATCAAAAAGCTAAGATTGAGGAAAGCTTTGCACAACAAAAATATCAGATTGAGCTCAAGGCATTCAATGAAGAGGAGAAAATTAAGAAGGCACAATTTGCAAGAGACAAAGCTCTGAGATTGGCACAAGTTGGAATTGACACAGCATCTGCAATTGTGAAAGGGATTGCTCAGTTTGGTCCTCCTCCATCACCAGCTGGTATCTTTGCAATTGCATCAGCATCATTGATTCACAGCCAATACCAATACTCAGACAACTGACTTGACACAACTTGGACAAGGACAGCAACTCCAGACAATGACATCACAAGTTGTTGTATTGGAGTCTGACATCACGAATACGCAAAACAAGGTGCAAGTGCAAGAGGCTAAGTCAAGCTTTTAATCCATTCAACACAAGTCTTATTCCAGAATGCATCACCGGTGGAGAAACATCCCTGGAGCAGAATCAATTCTTGAGCTTTGCCAATGGATGGGACAGAGACCTTGCAATTGAATCCATCCTTTGAAGGTACCTGGTACACATTGCAATAGATTGATTTGATGAAATGGTTATCATTCTGCCAGTTGATGTTGTCGAATAGATCAATTAACTTTTTGCTGTTCATTACACATGGAGTATGTGTCTCAAAATTGTAGGCTGTAAAGTTGTTATGCTTGAGGAATTCAAGAGTATTGCATTGAGCAATCTTTGTGTGTGGAGGATGGTCATCATTGACAATGATTGATCCCATCTTAATGGCCACATGAGGCTGCCATGATTCAGTGATAAAAAAATCTTTGTTCATATAGATGAAATCTCCTCCGATTTGCTTGGCAAAGGTTAGCATTCTATTGGTCACATCACATCCTCTGATGTTATTATGTTGAGTGCAAGGAATGTTGTTGATTCCAGACACAGCTTTGCCAACAGTCCATATCTCTGCATCAGGATATACACTGAGCACCATTGCAATTGATTGCTTGATTTCAAAGTCAGACTCAGCTTTGCTGTGGTATGGATAAACAAATTTCATTTCGAACAAAAATACATAATAATATATGATTAGAGAACTACCTCTGTATGATATTATCATTGATTTGGATGATCCAGAAACAACAGTATCATTCAACAGCCTTGTGGCCAATCCTGCACATGAGAAATCATTTGAAACATTCTCCAAAAAGATTGCTTATCAGTTTAATGATGAGGAGCAAGTCATCACTGGAGTTGCTATATCTGCGAACACACCCATATTCAGAAGAGATCCTCAAACTGGTGAGGAGTATTATGTGAACTTTTCTCCATCATCCATCAAGGATATTGTCTTTGATTATGCAAGGAGAGAGAATTTCAACAATGTTAATCTTGAGCATGACAGCAAGAGAGTGGTTGATGGAATCTATATGATCATGAGCTACATAATTGATGAGTCAAAAGGATTCACAGCTCCAGAAAGATTCAAGGATGAGAATGATGGCTCTTGGATTGTGAGTTATAAGGTAACCAATAAGGATGTCTATGATGCAGCCAAGGCTGGCATGTTCACAGGATTCTCAATTGAGGGAGTCTTCCAATTGCTTGAGACAGGTAAAGGGTGGGAGCATGAATTCACAGCCATATATCAAGAGCTTAAGAAGGTCCAGGAATATATCACATTCTACAATGACTATCCAGAGGCTGTGAGCAACAATGCCAAGAAAGGAATTGAGCTCAATCAGAAGTATGGAAGTAAATGTGCCACAAGAGTGGGCCGATTGAGAGCAACAACATTAGCTAATCGTCAGACTGTCTCAGTAGCTGTCATCAAAAGAATGTATTCTTATCTGTCAAGAGCTGAGGAGTATTATGATGAGAGTGATCAATCTGCATGTGGGACAATCTCATATTTGTTATGGGGAGGACTTGCTGCAAAAAGATGGTCAGAGGCTAAGCTAAAAGAATTAGGAATTTTCGAACAATAAATTATAATAAAGTATGAACAAAGATTTGCAAACTATTAAGGAATTGATTGCTGAAATGAAGGCACAATTTTCAAAATCAGTTGAGACATTTGAACAAGCAACATTAACAGATGGTGTGACAGTGATAGAGTATGATGCTCTTGAGGTTGGGATGCCAGTGTTTGTTGTTGCTGATGGTGAAAGAATACCAGCTCCAGAGGGCACACATTCATTGAGTGGTGATCTTGCTGGTGTTTCTATTGTCGTTGATGCTGAAGGAATCATCACTGAGGTTATTGATGAGAGAGTGAATGAAGGAGAGGGAGAGGTTGCCGTTGAGGAAACCAGCTCAGACTTTCAAGCAATCTCTGCTGAGATGTTACCACAAGTGTTGGAGGATATCACTGAGGTGATAGCTGAAAGATTAGGACTTGAGATGGGTGTTGCTTATGATGTAGCAACAGCTGTGATAGCTAAGATAAATGAAGAGACTACAATGCCAGTTGCTGAGTCAATGAGTGCAGAGATAGTTGAATCAATTGTAAATGCAAAGCTGGAGGCATTCTCCAAAGCTGTCGAAGGATTGGCAGAAATGACCAAAGCTATTGCTGAAAATAACACAACTTTGGTAAATGAGTTGAGCTCTTTAAAAAGTGAATTCGAATCTTTTAAAGGTCAACCATCAGTTGAAACCAAAGAGGCTGAGAAATTCAGTAAAGTTGGCAACTTGACAGCCAGACAAATGTTTTTGAAACGTAATAAATAATAATAAAATGTCACTTAAAAAGTATCTAAAAGGAAAATTTGACTGGGATGTTTCTGGTCTTGCAGCGTATGTTGATGAGCAAAGAGAAGATTTGATTGTACGATCAGTTACTGAAGCTCGCACATTACAATATTTATCAATTCAACAAGGGATCAAAGGATCTCAAGAATTAAAGTTATTAGATGATTCAGTTGTATATCAAGCTGGTGATTGTACTATGACTCCATCAGGAGATACAGTATTCACTGACAGAGCAATTGCAGTTGAGACTCTTGGTTATATGAAATCATTCTGTCAAAAGGATCTTGATGGATTCTGGACACAGTTAGGCCTTCGCCCAGGTGCAATGGCTGAAGATAAGACTCTTCCATTTGAGCAACAAATCATCAACTACTTATTGCAATTACATTCATTTGAATTAGACAAGTTAATCTGGAAAGGTAACAAAGCTACTGGTACAGGTAACTTGGCATTCATGAATGGATTCCGTCAATTCTTAACAACTGCAAATGGTTGTGTGAACTTGAATACATCATCAGTTGCATCAATCTCAGCATCTAATGCTTTTGATGTGTTCTATGAGTGTTTTGTTAACACACCAGCAAATGTTGCTGAGGCAAATGACTTTATCTGTTTCACAGGTCGTGAGAACTTTAATTTCTTGACAAAGAACTTGGTTGATGATAACTTATTCCATTACAATCCAGCAAACATTGGTGACTTGAATGAGTTGATCCTTCCAGGAACAAACATGAGAATTGTTAAAGTTAACGGATTGAATGGTCTTGATAACATCTACACAGGTCGTGCATCTCAATTTGTATTCGGAACTGACTTATCTTCTGACTTTGAGAACTTTGACTTATGGTATTCTCAAGATGATGATGTAATCTACTTACGTTCTAAGTTCAGAGCTGGTGTTCAGGTGCCATTCTTGGATCAAATTGGAGTGTGGAACGGAACATCTTCACCTAACTAATAACTAACATGAGAGGAGGCAACTCCTCTCTATTGTATAACATTAAAAAAAGAAATAACAATGGCTTGTAATATGACTGCCGGATATAATGACAGAACTTGTACCAATGGAAAAGGTGGTATCAAGTCAGTGTTGTTGTTTCCATTAGGCAATGTAACCAGTGCAAATGTCAACACAAATAATGAAGTTGATACTTTGACTGTAACTGGAGAGACTTTCTTGTATAAATTGAAATCAAATTTATCAAGCTACACTGCACCAATCAGAGTGAACAAAGGAAATGGAACTCTTTGGTATGAACAAACTTTGACAATGATCTTAGCATCAGATACAAAGGAATTACGCAATGAGATTCACTTGCTTGGACAGAATGAAGTTGTTGCTTTGGTTGAGAAAGCTGATGGGACTATTGTTGCTCTTGGATTCGGTGAAGGCCTTCAAATTGCTGAGGCCTCTGCTTATGGATCTGGAGTATTAAAGTCTGATAGATTAGGTCATGACATCATCATGGGAGGATTGGAAAATGATCCTGTTCCAGATGTTGATCCTATCATCTACAATACATTAATTGGACAGCAATCTCCATCAATCTAATAAATTGTAAACTCTTATAAGAAAGGGAGGGCTGTGTCCCTCCTTTTTTTGTATATTTGAAACCATGGAAATAAAAGCAAAGTTTATCGGATCAAAACAATGGTCAGCTCTCTTGAGTAGATGGGTTGATATTGAGAGAGGAAAAGAGGACTATTATGTGTCTCTTGGATTCCTCCACATTTTTGAAAAAAGAAAACCTAAACTAATTAAAAATGCTGAGAATACAGAAGGCAACCTCTTCCAATCTGATAGTAACAGTAACGGAACTGACAACAGTTAGTCCAGTTTTCTATCTATTTGAATTTGAGCATGAGCAATCATTCTTGAAATACTATTGCATCTTGGCTAATATCAGCACAGCAACATCACGATATGATGAATTCTTGCTTGTTGATGGTGTGGATGTGACATTTGATTATGATGGATACTACACTTACAGAATCTATCAACAAACATCATCAACCAATCTTGATCCAGACTTGTCTGATGGCTTGGTTGAGGAAGGCAGAGCTCATGTCTATGAGATTGATTCACCTTCCATTGAATTCTCATCTAATATAACATTCAATATATATGAATAAATTTGAATCAATGTCATTCAGAAAGGACTTTGTCCTTCCAATTGAGGAGCAAGATAGAATGCTTGGCTTTATCAAATGGGGAAAAAAGAATGACTACCCATTTTTTTTAGTGGATCTTTTTAATGGCTCAGCTTGGCATCAAGGAATCATCAAGAATAAAACTCACTACATTGCTGGTGGAGGTCTTGAGGTTGTCTCCGGTGAGCTTGCAAGATTCATTGCAAATCCTTACTCTGATTTCAACATGAATGAGATTGTGGAACAATTGGCATTTGATTATGAATTGTTTGGAGCATTCGCTGTCAAAGGTACATGGAACAGAGAGGGGACAAGAGTTGCTGTGTGGGAGTATCTTGCCATTGATGCAATCAGAATCTCATCAGATGAAAGAATGTACTACCTATCAGATGACTGGACTGTTCAACAGCAATCAGCTGAGAAAACAAATCTCAGAACTATTCCAGCTCTTGATGAGACTAATAAGGTAGGCTCATTTGTATTGTATTACAAGGATCCTGCAAAGAAAGGCCGCAAAGAGCATGGAGTATATCCAAAGCCGCCATATCAAGGAGGAATCACAGCAATCCAGACTGATGTTGACATCTCAAAATTCCACATGTATGAATTGCAGAATGGATTCAAGTCAGGAACTATGATCACTTTCATGGATGGCTTTCCAGAAACTCAAGAGGAGGCGGAGTCATTCAAGAATCAAATCAAAGGACCAGCATCCAACATTGAGAATAGTGGTGATATCATCATCACATTTGCTCCATCATCTGACCAGGCTCCAAGAGTTGAGAACTTGACAGGCAATGACCTTGACAAGAGATATGATGCTCTTGAGTCAAGTGTTCAACAGAACATCCTTGTGGCTCATTCAGTTGTTGCTCCATCTTTGTTTGGTGTTGCTCCAGAAGGCTCATTCAATGCAGCTGAGAGTGCAGATTTATTTGAGATATTTAAAACAACATATGTTGACACAAGGCAAAAAAGACTTGAGTGGATATTGAATGAAATGGTCAGACTATCTGGAGATATTGGAGTTGTGAAGTTGAGAGATGTTAAACCAATTGGAACAGCTGAGGTTGCTCCTGTGGCAGCACAGCCTGTTGCTCAAGAGACAGCATTCAACAGACAAGATATCAATGCCTTGATGGATGTTGTATGCAAGATGAATGATGGAAAGATATCAAGTGAATCAGCATTGACAATCATCATGACAACATATCCACATATTGATGAGGCACAAGCAAGGAGAATTGTGGGATTGCAACCAGGAGCACAGCAATTGAGCTCATGCAAGTTTGAACATCAAGATGATGAGATAGGATACTTTGCTCAATATGGTGAGCCAGCTCATGAATATGATGTGATTGCCACATTTCCAATAGCTTGGGATACACCATCGGCTGATGTGTTCTCAAAACAAGATCAACTCTTTGCAACCATTGGAGAAATCTCAGCAGAGCTCAATGACTTTGACAAGAATGTACTCAAGATGATTGGAGATGGTGAGGATAGCAATGCTATTGCCACAGCTCTGAACACAAACATTGAGGAGATTGCCAAGTCAATGGCTAAGCTCATGAAGTGGGAGGTCATCACAAAGGGACAAGTCACTGAATTAGGAACTCAACTTGTGAGAGAGGAGCAGATTCCAATTGAAAGATTTGAGGTGAGATATGGATACAGAACAAGACTGGATGTCCCTCCAGCAAAGAGTGGCTCAAGACAATTCTGCGAGAGATTAATGGACTTAAATAGACTATACACAAAGGATGAGATCAACACTATCTCAAATAGATTAACACCTTACAGAGATGTGTGGAGATACAGAGGAGGATGGTATACAAATCCAGATACCAAAGTAACAACTCCATGGTGTAGACATGAATGGATTCAACAATTAGTTGTAAAACGATAAGACTATGAACTACCTACTATCAGTGGAGAATCTTAAAAAATTAGGACTCATCCACAACAATACAGATACAAAGCTCTTGGCAGTAGCTATCAAGAGAAGTCAAGACATGCATATTCAGCCAGCTCTTGGCACACCGCTTTACAATGCATTGCTTTTGAGAGTTGAGACATCCACATGGACTCCTGACTATCTTACATTAATGAATGATTATGTGGT